GCCGTACAGGGCGGTATCAGTCCAAACCAGAATTTCCTGACGGGCTTGGATAGCGGTGATGATTTCACTACCACGAGATAAACGCAGACTACCTGCTTGGTTAGTAGCTTCAGGCGTCCAGTTAGCTACGTCTTCTTGGTCAGACCAACGGATAAGCATAGGGTCAAGCGCGCTAGTACCCAGATCGTTCGCACCAAAGCAGAATGCAAACCGGAAGATGTCTGACACAAACGCTTTGTTAACTATGACAGGGACATCTGACGCACCGCCAAGAGAAGATACGTACACAGCGCGAGTCTCTACACCGTTGCTTGCATCCCAGTAAAACGGCGCTCCGCCACGGTAAACAAAGAACAGGTCCTCACCGAAGTTAGCCTGACTCCAAAGCCGTATGGGCGCATCAGTAGTACCACTATTACCCCAAGTACCCGAACCCCAAGTGCCCGCACTCCAGCCGGTAAACGGCACGGCAATCTCAGAACCTACAGGTATTTGATAGGCTCCTACGGTGCTAGCCCCACCATTGCCTGTGTCAGACGCGTTAGCAGAAACAGCCGCTAGTATAGTGTAGTTATCCCCGTCTATGACGCTAAAGACTTGGTACTCTTGGTTAAGCACGTCAGCAGTGATGTTACCACCTAGAGAAACTGCACCGGAAAACGTAACAAAATCATTAACTAAGGCGCCATGATCTACGTCGGTTACTTGTAAAAGAGGAAGGCCCGTAGAAGCGGTAAAAGTAACATCGCCTGCGGATGTAGTTAAACGAATAGGCGTGATGTCATAGTACCCCCACCACGCTCGATGTAGTACTTGAGATTAGTGCCTACAGAAACGAGGTTTTGTCCTTGGAGGGTTATCCAGTTGAGCATAGAGCGGCAGATGCCAAGAAAAGACTGATTAGACAGGCGCACCCACCCACCGATTTTCTGAGGCATACCCCGTCTGAACCGCACTTTGTTGGTCTCGTACCAACCGCCTTCGGCTGCGTAGCGCGTATTCTCGCGGTCAACTCCGGGCTTAAACTGTAGTTTCTGTAAAGGCATCAGTAGGTCCACATAACAAGGGTGCTTGGGCGGGTATCAACGTGTACGAAGGTCTTAGCCACTCCAATACCGTTAAAGCCCAATTCTAACGCATGTTTAACCACTAATGCGCGTTGTGCCCCGTTAGCTACCTTTATATCGGCCGCTATGCCTTGGGCGTGTGTACCGGGCTTTGCTTTACGTGCTTCTTCAGGATGACTGGGGTCTCGGTAACCACTGGTTATAACAAACGGAAACCCACAAAGACCACGCAGCTCATCTAGTTTAAGCACAAAGTCCTCGTCGATAAAGTTCTTACCTGTATGCGTACAAGCAAACTCACCAAACGAGAAGTACGTAAACTCGCCCACTAGTCGCAAAGCTCAGCTAGTTCTTTCCAGTCGGCCGCAGTCCAGTTAGAGGTGTCCACAGAGGCAGGAAGCTCAACCGTAATTCCGGAAACATTAGCCCCAAGCACAGCTCCGGCCGCGTTCGTGTTGCCCCTAAGACATGCCATAGCGTTGTCATCTGGCGTAATTTCTAAGCTATTCAACTGGGTACAAGCAGCTAGTGTGTAGCACGCAATACCTAAAATAAGTAATCTCATTTAAACCACCCTTTGATCGACTGGAACATACGTACGGGGTAATAGAGGCCACCTGATCTAAACCGGCCCAAACCTAGTACACCCATAGCCTCTCGAAATACCTTGTCGGCTTGCTTTTGGTTCTTAACAACGCCGTCTCCGTGGGTGCATAGGTAGTCGTGGACCACTGCTGCCCTGCGGTTTTTTGCGTTCGCTACGGGTACTATCCACCGGAACACTCTAGGTACACTTGCCAGATCAGTGAAATAACCCGCAGGCACAGTAACTGTGCGGCCTAACACATCACTATAGTACACCAGTGGGGCATGTAGCCGCCATCCACCATCCACAGCTTCGGCAACTAGCGGGGTTTCAAAGTGGCTCATGATCCGCACCTAGGGCTTATTAAAAAAACTAAAGTAGGACCCCGTTATCAGGGCACCTAAGAAGATATAGGTGAAGGTCTTAATCACGGTATTTGCCGCAGTACGCTTTGCTGACCGCCAAGAGTCTAAAAGGTCGCGTATCTCACGCATGTCATGAACAGCGTCGTCGTCTTGTAAACCCACGTCACGTAAGGCTTTTTTAGCCCCCGCCTCCGCAGCACGCTGTATCATCGCTTCTAGCTCTAGGTCGTTCATCTCATGGGTACTCCTACTGCTTGGCTATGCCTACACTATACTCTAGTTTTTTCCAAGCGTGGATCAACCCAATCTGGGCATAACTCCCAAGCACCGTCTACGTAGTTATACTTGCAACCGTACCAATCGTCTGGCTCAGTCACACCTTCGATCAGCGTAGAGTTGTTAGCGTCCATGCAGCCAACGATAAAGTCCAAGTTAGCAGGGTCGCCCACATCTATTTGAGTATCTGTGATGTTTATCTGCTTGTTGTCATCAAAAAGGAATTTAGAGTTATTTGTTGCTGTTTCAATAATCGTTTTCATTTGATTACCCTTTTACTATTAATTGTGTTGAAGATATAGCTGTGCCCGCAAAAACTACTGGGTCACCGGCGCTAGAAGCTAAAGACCCGTCTGGCAGTACATACTTAGGCCCTATCGCCAAACCTGATTGTGCATCATCTACAGCGCCTACAATCTGTACTGTTGCAGTTGCTCCGTTAGAATAAGCACCGTCAGATACACCGATATAGTTGGTGGCAGTCGTATATATAGGAGTAGTTACCAAGGCAACACACTGATCTGGGTTTTGTGTGTTGTCAAAATAAAAATTAACTATCCTATTTTGCGTAGAGTCATAAACAAGGTTCCCTAAAGTGCCAATCGTACTCCACTGATATGAACCCCCATCTAATATATCTACGTTTGTTCCTGTCACACCTAAAGCTATAACAAGACCATAATAATTTGGGGCACTACTTCTATAAGTAAAATAGCATCTGTCGTTAACAAAACCTGCTATATTTTTACCCGAAAGACTGGTCGCTCCACCAAGACTTTTTTGTGGTCCAAGGTTAAAAAACGTGCCATTAATAATTGCGACTGCTTTTGCATTGAGTCCGTTACTTTGGTAATAAGCAATAATCATTCTTTGCGAAGGGGGGTGGTACATAACCGAAGTGCCGGTGTTGGCATACGAGGTTTGGAATACGGTTTTTGTGCCAAAACTGATACTTGTTCCAGAAACAATCCCAACAACCGCTGTGCCATAATCTGAAATAGCGTCATCTTGAAAAGTTATCACATGCTTATCTTGAACAGTATCGTAAGCGCAACTAAGGTAATCTACACCCGTCGTGGAAGTTGGACTAAAGATTGCACTAGTTCCGAAACTAATGCTTGTCCCCGATATTGTGCCTACTACTGCGTTTCCGGTATGATTACCACCTGCATTTCTAGCGTAAGCAATTATTACTTTGCCAGAAGCTGTGTTTACGTCTAAAGCAAAAGGATTATATGTTTTACTAACAGCTGTATCAAAAGTTACCGGAGACCCAAAACTAATACTTGTTCCAGAAACAGTACCAACAAGAGCAATGCCAGTATCTTGTGGTTTATAGCCGACTACAACCATTTTTCCAGAAGAAGGCTCATAGATTATTTGTGATCTGTCAAAGATTGCTGAGCTATAAAAGACTACCGGAGTTCCAAAGCTGATAGATGTTCCTGAAATAGTTCCCACATAAGCTGTTCCGTAACGAGAACTTGTAGCAACACTAGAGACTAAGACAATTTTTCCCTGATTTATGTCGTAGGCAGAATGGTAAGTATTTTCGGACTCAAAACCTGTCTGGGCTGCAACATTAACCCCGCTGCCCGTGGAGTTAGCGTCGCTACCCTGAGTCACACTAACAGTTCCATCACCATTTACAGAGACTAGGTCGCCGTTAGCTAATGCTCCTGATGCAGTTGCTTCTATTGACGCACCGCCACCGCCGCCACCGCCTAATAATTCGCTTAAGTTACTCATTTATACGCTCCAACCAATAGTTGCATCTATGTAACTCATAGTGATCTCACCAAAGTTAACGTCAAAAGTTAAATCCGTAGCAGAACTAGCAATATTAGAGCCATTTCTAGCTACGGTGAAAGAGGTTGCTGATGCTGTGCCTGTGCCGTCTTTAATACCCACCGTGTCGCCTGCGCTCGGTGAAGAGGGTAAGGTAATAGTAATACTGC